AATTACTTTCGCGCTCATGTCTTTGACACTTGCAGAGATCGTGATCTTTTTTCCAACCTGGTCAGCAGGGACTTTGCCCTGAATGTGGGCATAGTTACCTTGCCAAGTCAGAGTCAGGCCGCCAACCCCTGTGGTGTTAGGCTGACCTGCAACCAGCCCTGTGGGGTCTGGAACCAGCTTGAAACTGTACTGGTATAAACCGTCGTCGGTGGGCAGAATTTCGTCAGGTTTCACCCGGACATAGAAGTCGACAGTGGTGTTCACTTTCAGGTCCGCTGCCCCTATCTGTGCAGCCCAAGCGGGCGTACTGCCGCCGTCTGCGCTGTACTGCAAAACCCCCACACTTTCCAGACGCTGTGTGGGTACATGGCGATCGTGGCGAAGGCCATGGCGAACGCGATGACGCTTGTGAGTAACGTAACGTGGCATAAGATCACCTTTATGTGATTGTTAATTTAACTTACAGAAGCCACCCACATAAGGCAAGGGTGTTATTCCTCGCAATAAAGGGCTTCGATCAAGCCCAGACGTATTGCGGTGTTTCAACCCCCCCCCCCGTCACCGGTGTCAGGGCGGCTCGTTTGCGGCCGGTTGAGACGACTCGGGCAAAGTCAATGTTCCTGCTACGACATAGGGCATAGGTTTGCCTCAACTGTGCATAAATAAAAAGGGGCCGAAGCCCCTTTATGAAACACCGAACTGATTACAGCTCCTTGGTGATCAGTCGTGCGATCTTGATTTGCTTGCGCTCACGGAACACACGGATGAAGGCGCCGGCAGTTGCCAGTTCGCTGTTGGTCGGGCCGCCGTTGGAAGCTGCGGAACCTTTCCAGGCGTGACCGACAGGGTGGATGGCCCACTCCCAGCGGTTGAACAGCTCTTCTTCACCACCGCCGTTGTTGGCGTGAGGGTTGCGCTTGACTTCGACAGGCACTTTCGCGTTACCGGTACCGAGTACAGTGGCGCCGGCGCCGAACAGGAAGGATTCGAACTTGCCGCCCGCAGTCGGGCAACCGTCGTCGACGATTACTTCACGGCCCATGTAGTAAGGGATATTCACCTCGCCACGAGCGTCCGGGATGAAGTCGATCAGGTTATTGCGCATCAGCTGCTGGTACACGATGGAGTGCATCAGGATCATGCTCAGCTCGTTCATGCTGTCGCCCATCAGACCGCAGGCGGAGATGAAAGCGCTGGAACTGAACTTGTCGGTGGATTCGAAAGTCAAGTCCTTCGCGGTGTGGGTGGAACCGCCGCTCGGAGCAGCATCGTTGGTAACGAACACACCCTTCATGGTTGCCAGCCAAGCAGCTTGCAGGCGACGGGTGCGGAAGGCTGCGACACGGTTGGCAATAGCCATCAGCGGGTCAGAGCCAGTCAGCGAGCCGGTCAGGTCCGCAGAACCCCAGGACTTGTTGCGAGACATGCGCACTTGGATTTCCGCGCCAGCCTTGATGTTGTCGGACTTGGACTCCGCGCCGTTGTCGTTCGACACGTTTTCGGCATGGTTCTTGGTAGAAGTGCCGTCACCTTCGTCAGACTCCAGGTCATGATAGAACGGAGCGTTGAAAGTGGAACCGCCTCCGGCCAGAAGGTCAGACAGGCCGGGGTCAACAACCAGCGCACCCGACTGTACCAGACGGGATTTTTCGGCAGTCAGTGTCTGAACGTAGCCGGCAAAGATTTCCGGGACGATCAGATCAGACAAACGAGTGATATCCAGAGCGGGGACTGCGCCGCGCTGAACGGATACCATACCTTGACGAATCAGAGGGTGCATATTAAACTCCAAGTGAGGATAGACTTTTCAGTTACTAAGCCTATCCCATGGACGGCTTAAAAGTGAAGACCATGCTTCATGGGCCAAAACTAGCGCAACCCAGACGCATGGTCAATAGGTTTTAATTATTTTTTCGCAGGGCGGGTAGGATTGAGGGGGTCTACACCGTGACGCTTTGCCAAAGCCTGCGCCTTGGAAGGGTTCTCTTTGTAGATGCGCATTTGCTCACCGAGGTTCCAATTCTCATGACTATAGGGGTTGTCGCCGGTCAAGCCACCCTTGCCACCTTGAGCCCCACCACCAACCGACTCTTCAAGCCAGTGCGGCCGACCTTGCAGCAGATCACGGAGCATCTCTTCGGCAGACACAAACGGAGTGACGCCGGAGTTCTCCTTGGTAACCACATTACCCGCATCGTCGACAGTCAGCAGGTTTTGGCCATACATGACCGCATCTTCGATCGCAGTGTCTCGAACCTTAAGGCCCTTGGCAGCTTTGCGAACTTGTTCGGCGATAGTGGCTTTTTGTTCTTTACCTTTGTAGGTAGAGATTTCATTGTCTTTCTCGACCAGGGTTGTTTTCACCGTGTCAAGTTCACGCTGGAGAGGGGCAAGCTTGGCTTGCACAAGCTTCTCGATGTCGGCAGGATTCGCACCTTTACCCTGGCCAGCTTCCAGTTCAGGAATGCGGTCCAAACTCGCGACAATGTCTTCGATCGAGCCGTGCGAGGCGAGAGGGGCAAACTGAGTTTTGAGTGCCTTGTGCGCTTGGCGCTCCTTTTGGAGTGCAGTTTGCAGTGTGGTCACGTCGTTCTCGGTCTTCATCCCCCTGACACCAGTCAGAACCATTTTACCGTCTTTTTCGGAATACAGTTCTTCATATCCGGCAGGGATGGCGTCCTTGTTCTCGTAGGACAGTTCCAAACCTTCACCGCGCGGCATCGAGCAGAGGAAGGCGATAGAAGATGCGATCATTTGGGTGCGAAGCTTATTAGACATTTTAAATCTCCTGTTGCCATGCAACAAAATTTGGCGCCCAACATTGAGCGCCATTTAGGTTAATCAGATCAAAGTTGCTTGTCAAGACGGTTTCTGTGAGGGCTGCTGTGTGCCTCCAGCATTCACTTTATCGCCCTGCGCTTGCTGTTGGGCGTTCTGGTCCGCTTTTCCGCCAAGTTCCAAAATGAACGGATATTTTTCTATCTCGGCCTTCATCTTTTCCATCTCGTCGTTGAAAGTCAAGCTTGTCAACCCTTGATCTGCCAAATAGCCGTGGATGGTTTCCAAACTTACGGGGGCGCCAAGCTGACGCGCTGCCATAGTCTGCACCAAGTTCTGCCCACTAAACAAGGCTTTGGAAAAGTCAAGGTTTGGCTTTACAACCACTTTACTTTCGTCCTCACCCATCCATCTCGCACACAGCTTCAGCAACGACTCCAGCCCACTAGCCCCAGTCTTTGCAAGCTGCACCAGGGAAGCGGTACGGGCACCTATACGGGTGCGCAAAGCCTCCCCGGACTCCTGAGAGCCCTTGGTGTTGTTGACCATTTGCCCTGCTTTGAGCTGGGCCTCTGCTTTGTCGTTCTGCAATGCGAGTCTTTGCTCTTCGAGGCCTTTGGATTCGATACCTACGTATTTTGCATCACCGCCCATGCCAACGTCAAGAACAGAGTTCGCCCCAACTCGAACAGGGGCGGCGCCATCGTCTGAACCCTCACCGATGGCACCAATTCTGACCAGAGTGTCTGTGCCTTGAGTTGCAAGGTGCTGGCGGTAATCTGCTTCAGTGATATACATTGACAAAACAAGGTTAGCCAACCCCATCAAAGGCGGTACGTCAGGTTCGATCAGACAATCTGAAGCGTTGATTGCCACGAAAGGGATCTCTTTGAGAGTCTCACCACGATACTTCGGGGCAAACATCTTCGTCTTGTCGAAATCGCCAGAGCTTTCGCCTTCGATGAACAAACCCTGACTGTAAACCGCACCACCTCCCTTAATGTCGTCTGTTTCCAGAGGGCCGAGCAACAGAACTCGGCGACGGATTTGATCTTCCCATTCGAAAGAACCTTCTTGGCGCACAGGCCCCGACTCGTCGAGCACTACCATGTTCAGGCTGTCACGGGCGACTTCGCCATCTGTGCGCCGGTCTGCGGTGTCCCAGTTTCGAATAGAGGGAGCATAATAGACGCTGATAAAAGGCTTAAGGTCGCTGGATGCCACAGAGGACATATCCAGCAGCAAACCCACTCGGCCGTTTCGGAGCTGCATCTCGTTGATGGCCGCCAACAAAGACTGAATGCCCATGCCGTCACGTGTTGCGGACTCCTTCATGTATTCCATGCCTGGAGGAAGTTCGATCGTCGCAGGTTTAGACCACAAAAGGCCGTGGTTGTTTCGAACCGCTTCCGAATAATCGTCCGGGAAGTTGGCACGAAGTATATATTGTTCATATCGCTTGAGGCCGATGTCGCCGGGATTCATTCCGTCGATCTCCATTGAATGGAGCGGCGGCAAATACTTCTGACGCTCTTCTTTGATTTTGTCCTGACCCTCGAAAACATCGTTTAGTTTCTGCCAAATC